AAAAAATTTTATTGATCTCGTTTGTGTTCATTGTGCTACCTCCTCAAATAATCTCACATACTCGCCGCCGTCGTCGATCTCGATTAAATACGGTTTATAATACTGCGTGCAATCGTAGCCACTCAAAAACGACTTTTTGCCGTCCTCATTCTCGAAAAACTCCGGCGCGGTCAATCTCATAAACTGCCCGAGAGCGTACTCTCTGCCGCCGTGCCTAAAATATGCGAGGCTGTCGCCGTCTGCGTAATCTGCGAGGCTGTGACGGCTTGTCACCGTCTTAAATTGTATTTTTATCCACCTTGAAACCCTGCGAAACTGTCGCCCGTTCTCACCCTTAAAAATTCTCATGTTTTACGCCTCCTTTACCTCAAAATAATAGTGATCGTACATTTTACCGTGTGTCTGATTTACAAGACGCAACCCGCACGCGTTAAAAACCGACTCGAGCGAACTCATACCAACGCCGCCCTCAAAATAAGGGATTGCACCATAACCCGCGCCGTATGCGATAAAATCGCGGTTGCTCTCGTTTGTTTTTCCTGTCGCCTCCATAGACTCGAGAGCGGACTCTTTTTTATCAAGTAACATTTTTATAATTGAATTGCTACCGTTTAAGGCACTCGCAACGGCGGCGGACTCTTTATCATATCCGCACCCGCTCGCGTGTCCTGTCCCTCTGTAAATATGCCCGTTTGCGTCCTCAATTACTGCCTCCGCCGTAGGATTTGCGCCCCATGTACGAGAACGCGCCCACTCTACAGAGATAGAAACCGAAACCACAGCCGGAGCGGACTCCGCGCGGGTTATTTTCTCCATTTTTGCGGCGGTGTATTTTTCTACTTCCTTAAATGCTCGCTTGATTGCGTAGCCGTTCGCGGTCTCTCTGTCGATCTCTCCGCGCTTGAACTGTCCCCAACGTAACGCGGTAGAATTGCGCTCAAGTGATCCCGTGCTTGTTTCGTCGCAAATATAGCGGCGGCGTGTCTCTTTGCTCTCTGTCTCCTCTGCCTTAATTAAATTGATAATGTTTGTGTATTTGCTCATTGTGCTACCTCCTTAAAATAATGTTATAAAGTGTTTGCTTGTCAAGTAATCTCTTGAACTGATTTTATAGTACACCTAAATTATATACTTGTCAAGTACTTAATTGATAATTTTTCAATTTATTTTTGCGGGCGGTGTTTCTTCCTATTATAAGCGAAAAATTGACAAGTATAAAATTGATTGCTTTATATAGTAGAAACCCGCCGCGCCTCCTGTGGAGATCACTCCGAGACCGTCCGCAGGAGATCACCCACAACAAAAAGAGACCGCTCCCGCCGATCTGAAAAACAGACCGACCGCCGGAGCGATCTCCACAAAATAAAAGAGCGGACTCCCGAAACCGTCCGCACCTTATATTATAAAATTGTTTGGTGTGATCTCCACAGGATAAAAAGAGACAACTCCCGCCCGAGATCGTCCGACCGTCCCGAGATCATACCCGCCCGAGGTAGCAACCGCCCGCCACGAGTGCCAACAAAAAGAGCCGCCTCCGAGATCACCCACTTTTTGAGAAAAATCTTGAAAATTTCCGATCAAAACTTGGTGCGATCTCGGTGCGGGTCTGCGCCTCGGGAGGTGGTCAATAGTCGAAAGTCGTTTGATAGTCGCAGGATAGTCGTAAGAGAGTCGTTAGTCGTCCGAGTTGCCGGAGTCCTCGAGATACCGTTGCTTGATAGAGTCTGCGTCGTAGTTCTGCTCTTGGTTCTGATTAGGTGTGAGAACATACTCTGTCTTGTCTTGGTAGCCAAAATTGTTCTTACCGAGGAATATGCCGGACACAGGATTGATCTTGCCATTACTCATGTAGTTTTCCCACAAATTCTCTAAAAATTTATGAGCCTTTTTTATCATGTCAATGGTCTCGGGCGGCAAGTGAGTACACCGTCCTTGTATCGTCCCAAAATTTCCTGTCCTTATAGACCATAGTTCCTGCCTTGATATATCGAGTGCCATAGCCATACCTACCACAGTAGGCTTGACTCCCTCGGTAGCGTACAAATCAAAATACTCGGCAAGCCTTTGTTTTACTGCCTCCGAGTCTGTAAGGTCAATCTTATCCATATTGAACAACGCTATATTTATACGCATAAACTTACTTTGATCGTCGTTGCCCTCAAGAGTTGTTCCTCCTGTTTGCAACACATTATTGCGATATACAGGCTTTGCGACCTGTTTAACCACTTCCTCACCGTCTGCGAGAAGCTCGTCCAAGTCGTATTTCTCCTGTGTTTTCTTCCTTGCCATGTATTTATACCTCCTTGCTCATATTTTCATACGCACATATACGCGCGAGAGTCCTCTTTTTGAAACGCACTCTCAATTAACCACTTTATAAAGTCCTTACTTGTCAATTATTCTATCAAGAAAAATGCCACTTGTCAAGTAATCACTTTATAATTTATCAAGTACATACTTTATATTCAAGTGATTACTTTATAATTTATCAAGTACATACTTTATTTTGAGTAGATAAAGTAGATAAAGTGATAAAAATGCGTATAATTTCTGTATAGTAACGCGCGTATAAGGAGAAAATACTGCAAAAACTGTTTTTCATCTACTTTGTCTACTTTTTCGGCAACTTACTTGTCAATTAACCTCTTTATCAAGTAATCACTTTATCAAGTATGTACTTGAATATCAATTAACCACTTTATAAATCGTCGTAATTTTCCTCCACGAATTGCCCTGCTTTCATAGCCTCGTCCCACCTGTTTTTGACAACCTGTAATGCCTTTGCCGGAGAACCCTCCTCGATAAACCATATACAGTCTGTCATATTATCCTTTATAAGATAGAGCCTATCCTCTGCGTAATAATAGGAGAAATAAGGCTCGTCGAGTCCCACGTCTGCGAAACTGCGCCACATGATACCCTCATTAAGATACCCGTTGACCTCATGGATTTTGCCGTCGATCATCATTTATCCTGCCTCCTTGTCTGCCATATCTCCCGCGCGATAGCGAACAGTCCTGCCGCGCACAGGCATATAGCCATTGTGATAGTCTCTTTGCTCATAATACCTACAATGAGGCATATTAAGATCATTACGAGTTCCATTATCCAAATTCCTCCTTTAACATATCTGCCTTAATCAACTCATAGAGAATGTCTATTGCTGTTCGGTGGTCGCTGTATTTACAGTTAGGTCTCGTGTGTATTCTCGGGTCGTTCCTCTGCCAAGGAAAAATATCAAATCTGCAAGGCGTGACGATCATCATTTCTACGCCACGAGCCACACAGAGATAATAGACACCGTTCCTGCCATAACTGCCTTTGCACTTCTTAAATCCGAACTTCTCTAACTCTTTTACGTCAACTTTGGGAACTAACATTGTCCTCGTCCTCCTCTAACTTAAAAGCCTCACCGTAGCCGCGCCGGAAGTTGTCTGCGATCTGCTGTGCCATTTGCTCAAAGACTTTCCCCATGCGATAGCAGAAAAAGTCGATACCGCCTATGATCTGCGGACACCTGTCCCTCACATAATCTGCTATGATCTTATTCTCGTCGATCATTGTCCCGCACCTCCACGTTTAATTTCCACTCATAGACTGAAATCTCAACAACTTCACAATTCCAAAGTCTCGCGGGAACTTCCCTGCGGCTCTTGTAGTCGGAGAGAGTTCCGGCAAAGTATATTGAAATCCTCGTCTTGTCGCTTACCTTACCGAGTAACTCATGTAAGATCATGTTGCACCTCCTGTCACATACTCATGTATGATCTTTGTTCCGCGCCCCTTGCACTTGGTAAAGCCTTTGACCCATATCACCTTACCCGACTTGTAGTGCCTCTCGTGACCTCGCACGTCAAACTCGTGCTGTGGTGAGTGTCCCTTACCTGTGCCTCTTGAGGCAGGGTGAGAAGTGGAGATATAAACCTTGAGTTTGTGATAGATTAACTCGTCGCTGTCGGAATGAGACTCTCCGACGAGACGGTGTTTTCCTTTATCCTCCACGAAAACCTTATCCGCATTTAAGATAGAGTAGGAAACCGCCATAGTGATCGTAGCCACCATTAGACCAACCTCCTTGAGCCACGCCTCCTTACCTCTCTGTATTGCTTTGACCTTGAAATCTGTACCCCAATCCACTCGGGCAGGGTCAAAGTCGCGCATGAGAGTAGAGACGAGTCCGACACAGCGACCCTTTACATACACGACGTTCTTAAAGATATGACGGGCAAAGTCCGAAACAATAGTCGTGTCGATCTCGTAGGTCTCGTTAGGGTTGATATTCTCGAACACAAAATGAATTTTATGTAAGGGAAACTTGTCCTGCGTCGCTATATTAAAGGTCTGTGCGATATATCCCTGCTTTTCTGTAAGTAGGGAAAGTCTGTCAAATTCTGCTCTGTTAATGCGGATAATGTTCTCGATCATAGGTTACATAACCTCCTTGAGTTTCACTCCTCTTATTGTCGGGTAGCCGCCTGTTGCACCTTTGCCGTCGTACCACTCGGGGTGACGATCTAACTCACTATTGAACTTACGAGCGGAGAGGACAGGTGCGCCCTCTGATTTCGCCCAAATCTTAAAGGCGTTATACAGGTCTTTTGCTCTTATTACGCAGTCGGGTCTCTGCTCACACCTTGCCTCGAGGAATTGCAGGACGAGATCATTGTCTTTTTCATACTGCTTTACGACCTCGCGCATACCCTTACCCATTTCGAGACCTTGGTTTTTGTAGCGCAGATACCCACGGACAAGCCACATAAAAATACCTTTCATGGACTCTTGCTGTGTGAGTTCGTCCTTTAAGAACACGTCCTGCTCGTCTCGAGAGAAATGTCTGTTGAACTCGACTACCTTAATTCTCTCGGAGGCGAACAGAGACTTATCTGTTACCATAGGGAGATCATTACAGGAGAGCCATAATGTAAACTGCGGCTTAAAGGTGATAGGTGCTTTGTGCAACTGTCTCGCGGAAATCTCCTCGCCACCTGTCAACTGCTTTATCTGCTCCTCGTCGAGTTTGCCGTAGGCGTTGGACTCTGCCATAGTGACAAACCTCTTACCCTTTAACCCTGCAAGAGTAGGACTCGCCGCCTCTGCGTCCTTATGTCTGTCGCCGGAACAAATCATGCCGACGGGTGCTACTTTTGCGTAATCTCCGAGCATATACTCGATTGTATTGAGGAGAGTACTCTTGCCGTTACGGGTTGTCTTACCGTGGAGGATAAACATACACTCCTCATTACTCATACCGAGCATTGAGTACCCGAGAGCGCGTTGGAGGAAATCTGCCTTGTCCTTGTCGCCCTCCGTAACCTCGTCGATAAAACGCTCCCACCTGTCACACTTAACTGTCCTGTCTACGGTGTGATCGAACCTTGTCTGCATTGTAAGGAAGTCCGACCAAATTGCAGGACGAAATGAGCAGTCCCGTAAGTCGTAAGTCCCGTTGAGGCAGTTTATGAGATAGGGATTTGCGTCAAATTCTGCCGCGCCTATTCTTAACTCGCCTGTCGCGTCCTTTAAGATACGATCACGCATACGCCTGTCGCCCATTTTATTGACAAAAGAGGTGTAGGCTTTGCGGGTGTCGTCGTCCTTGATTTCTCCGCAGTATAAGATCATAAGTCTTACAAAGTCCTTGATCTTTTCAGATACGAGAATGTCGTTTACGTCCTCACGCCACGCCCCGTCATAGTAGGTGTACCATGAGCGGTGTTCCGCACAGTAGCGAGCCTCCTTGTTGTAAAGAAGTCCGAACAGGTTTGCCATTCCCATTTCCGACCACTCAAAGCCGGAACTCGTCTCGTCCGCACTTTCGGGGTGGAAATTCTTAATCATATACATTTTGTCTGATAAATCCTCGTCCATAATGACCCTGCCGTTATGGAGTTCAAATAAATCACGTCCCTCTGTTTCGTTGCTCATATTTACCTCACCAAATTTTGAATGTCTATGCCTACGCCGTCGCAGTCTTTGACATTTCTTTTTTCTTCATACTCTGCTGTAGAAAAGAACAATATGTGTCCTTTATCATCAACCGCCGCCGACAACCCATGTGTCATAACGACCGCCCGCAGGAGAGTAAGTACATACTTGATCTGTTCTTTTGCGTCGTTACTCATAATGCTTTCGCCTCCTTAAATGCCTTGAGGAGTTTCGGGAACTGTCTCGCAATCCAATCAACTGTCGTTTCCTCTTGTCCGTATTGTTTATGCTCCCAATCCGAGCCGAGACCCGACTCATACATGAAAGCGTGAACAATCTCGTGTCGCAGGACTTGTTTCTGATAGGATTTGAAATCTCCCAATTCCACGTCCTCATAGTTGTTGCATACGACAATGAGGTGGAGACTCGGGTCGCAATAACCGTCTGCGCCGTTCTTCCCGAGATATTTGTCCTGCTCAATGTCTCTGTACTCGATTATCCACTCATTACCGAGGATAGTTACGCACGTTCGTTCCATAACCTTACTGCCTCCTCCTGTAAATCTGCGTCGGTAGTCATATCGGGTACATTCTTGGGAGTAAAGTCCAATTTGCTATCGGGTACGAGTCCTCCGGCGATACCGCCTCTCGCAAAACAGGTATTGCACCTCACATAATGGTAGTGGCGATCAATCCTGTGCCAAAACTCGTTTCTCCATTCTGTACCGCCGTTCTTTTTGCAGACCTTGAGTTTCTTGCTCCCGCAGAACGGACAGGGTTTCAATAAATACTGTGATTTCATTTCTTACCCTCCCGAACGGCGATAGCGCATTTCTGCTTATCCTCGTCCCACCATGCACACCGCTCGCGTTCACACTTCATTGAAATGTCTGCGGGATTTGCAAAGGTCATAGGACAGAGTTTCTCGTCTTTGTCGCCCATATCAATTACCTCCTTGTCAATTAGTTACTTTACAAGTATATACTATAATACAATTACATACTTGTCAAGTATAAAATTTATCTTTTATATCTCGTCACGGAATTACATATTGCCTGTATCTCGGACTTACCGAGAGGAGGGTCGCAAGCGACCGTATTGCAATACATAAGTTCGTCATAAATCTGTGCCTTGCTGTACCCTTGGTTATGTAGCATACCCGCCAATGAGGTGAGGCAGATATTTCTTGACCCGTCGGGTATTCTTGGATAAACGGGACGCAGTTTTATACGTCCGTCCTCGGGCAGACTCCATACAGGGGAGTAGATACGCCCGTTTGTCTTTTCTGTTGGCTCTTTGGTCTCTCTCGCGTCGGGAAAGTACTTATCTATCACATAATCAATCGCTGTCTGATTTTCCGCGATCTGTGTGTAGAGAACTGTGTCTCCTGTGATGATAAAATAGCGAGCCGTCTTGTATATTTCGACTCCGGCGAGGTTATTTTTGCCCTTAAACGGGAGATCACCTCTCAAAATGATATGAAATCCTCTGCCGGACTTTGATTTCTCTGTGTAGGACGCGCATTGTCCTATAATGTCTGCGGCGAGGGGAGTCATAAGACCGTATTCCTCGTCATAACCACAATCAATGTCTATACCCACAAACCCGTTGTCTGCAAAGACAAAACCGCAGTAGTCGTAGTAGCCATTCTCTACCGCCTCAAGAGCGGTAGAGAAATCCGACCACGTTTTCGGGTTGACAGAACTTGCCGCCTCATGTTCAAAGGCTCTCATAGGAACTTTGCTGTCCTCGTGAGTACATACCCATTGTGGGAGACTCGTCATTTCCTGTGGTATTCTGTCATAATGATTGCTCATATTAACCCTCGCTCCTGCGCGACTGCCTTTTCAACGTCACCGATCAACTTCCAAAATCTGTCCTGCGGTACTCCCATTTCTACGGAAATTCCGTAAATATTGTCTGCGAGAGTATCGGGATTGCCGTAAATCTTAAAGATTATCTCCCTGTCCTGCTCGCAAAACTTATTGACCGCCGTCTCGCACGCCTCCCAATTCTGACGATCGGCAAGTGTAGGAAACTGCTCGGGACGTTCACGCCGCGCATAAAATCTCATACAATGCTGTGTGTAATCAGAATAAAAGGTTTTCATTATTTCTTGCCTCCCTTATGCTTACCGAACAGGGGACGTGCCTCCTCTACGGGTTCGGGTGTGATCTCTTTTACGTCTCCCACAGGCTCGGGAGTAACTACTTCCTTGACTCCTGTCGAGAGATTGTTCACGGGTTCACCCTCGAAATACCACTCGCCGACCTTGATAGGATAACCCTCCTTGTCGGACTCCTCGATCATACCGTCGTCGATAATGTGCTGTGCCGCCGCAACTGCCATTTCGTTTGATACGAAATCCTTGCCGGAGCGGAGCAGTACATTAACCTTACCGTTTGCGTTCTTCTTGAGTTTGAAATTTGCCATGATAATACCTCCTTATGTGTTATGAACGTGAGACGCGATCATATCTGCTTGGTGCGTCCACAGTACGTTAGGGAACTGCCTTACCGCGCGAGTGTAGAAGTTCCATTCCTCTTTTTCCGTAAATGCTCCCATGTGATACCTTATGCACATTACTTCCTCCTCTGTGAGTTCCATGTGTGAGGCGAGGAGCATAACCGACTTGTCCCCGTGACCCTTGAGGGCGGTGTCCTCATTGTATTTATAGGAAACCGAGCCGTCTGTCGGGTCGATAATAGGAATGTAGTTGTCGATTTTGCAGAGATCATGTAGGAGACCTACGATAAACGGAGACCCGTCTCTCTGCCACTTGAGGTTGTTGTGTCTTGTAAGATCACAGAGAACCTCCATTACCATGAATGAGTGGTCGAACAATCCGCCCTCGTAATTCCCGTGAAATCTCGTGCTTGCGGGAGCGGTAAAGAACTCACTCTCTGACAACCACTTTGAGAACTCTGCGGGCAGGACACAGATTATAGGACTCTCCCAAAACTGCTTTAGTCTGTCCTCCTTGGTTTTCATATATCCCCCTCCTTACGGTGTAGTGAGTGTTCTGCGTCGAACCCCTCGGGATAACGAGCCTTGAGTTTCTCGATATTAAGAGCCGCGACCTCCTCAAGAGTCCAACCTTTAGCGGTAGCGTACTCGGCAATAAACCACATGAGGTCTCCGAGTTCCTTTTTCAAATGATCGTTGTCGATTTCGTGTCCTTGGTAGAACTTCTGATAAATGGAGTGCAACTCACCGATCTCGCCGACCATACCGTGTAAGGCGTGGTTCTTTGTGTCCTCGGAGTCCCTCTTTAAGTCCATTGTCCTTTGTGCCAACTGCTGATACTCATTTAACTGCATTTTTCTTTTCCTCCAACTCCAAATATTTGTTTAGATACCAACGTGCTTTATCAACGTCCTCCACACCGTTCTTGCGGCGGTGGCGGTAGAGATACTTGAACGCGTTGCATATACAAAAGTCCTGTACTGCCTCCACGCCCTGTGTCTCTACCATTACGTCGATACACTCGAACTGTCCCGACTCATAGTGAGCAGGGTGGTTTACGTTATCTGCCATGCCGCTACTCCTTATCCGAGCAAAGCGTCGAGGTCAAGACCGCCGCTTGTCTGTGCGGGTGCGGGAGCAGGAGTTGTAGGCTGTGCCACAGGAGCGGGAGCAGGGGCAGGAGCGGCATTATTCTCGTGTCCGAGAGTAAGTGCGCGTGCCACAGGCTCGGTGTCGAAACCGTCTGCCGGAGACTTATCCCCGAGGTTAGCGAAAGTAACCATTTTGTTAGGGTCTTTGTAGGACGGTAACTGTGTGTGAACGACCTCTGCACAAATGTAGTGGTCGATAAGGTCTGCGGGGTCAATATCCTCGAGAGTAAAGTCATTCATAGCAGTTTTCGCAAAGTAGGAAAATGCGTTCATAGCACCCTCATTGTAGGTGTCGTCCTGCTTTTTGATCTGAAATCTCTCTGTGTGGGTAGCACCCTGCGCGTTGACGAGTTTAACCTGTATCTTACCGAACTCCTCGTCATACTCTGCGTCGTAAATGCGGAAAATGTGTGTCCCCTCGGGGATAAGTACAAATCCGCTTGTCATAGGTATTCTTGCCATTTTATTTTCCTCCTTTATTTGCAAGTCATACGGTAGGTTGTTGAAACCTGTTCCTGTGAGTATTTATCAAAGAGACCGTCATTCTTGAGAGCCTCCTCATTGATAACTGTTTTCTTGGTCTCGGACTTGGAGACAGACCATGTATAAATCGCTCCTTTGACCTCAACCTTTTTATCCCCCTCGCGGAACTGCTTTACAGCGTGTTCCTTGATAACCGCGTCGATTTCCTTGAGCCTCTTGGCTTTGTCTGCGATAGTAGCCTCTACCTTGTCGATCTCTGCCTTGAGTCCCTCTGCCTCCTTAATGAGAGCCTCTACGTCTGTGTCGGGAGACAGGCTGTTGGTGCGGAGTTCCTTGAGAATATCTGCGTCGCGCTTTTCGTCAAAGTCCGGCGAAATACCTGTCACAACGTATTTGTTCCACCACTCCGTAACCTGTGCTACCTTGTCTGCGAAATCGGGGTATCTCTCGGAGACTTTGAACTCAACTGTGATCGTGTTCTTTGCACTCGGCTTGAACTTGGCAGGGTTCTTGTAGTCCTTTTCCTCAAGGAATGAGGCAACCATGATTACGTCGTCTACTCCAAGGAGATAAGCGTAGAGAGCCGCCTGTAATGCGTAGTACTCGGGTACGTCGTCCGCCCAATCCTCCGATCTCTTTGTGGTTTTCATTTCGAGAACGGTGTCCGGCTTGTTTTCCTCGTTGTAGAGCAGGAAGTCCCACATACCGCCAAGGATAGGCTCGTCGGGGAAAAAGTCGCCCCAAGTCTTGTTGAAATAGTCCTCACCCCAAATGTCCGTAGGAGTCTTGAGGTTATCCATGAGATATGAGTCTCTCATGTAAGCCGCCTGTAAAGGCTCGATTGTTTTTCCTGCCTCGGTGTAGATTGTTGACTCGAACGGTTCTTCATAGGTCTTTGTCACCGCGCACCAAATCTCGAACGGTGTAGACCAAGGATTGAGACCGAGGATTGTAGCGAACCTTGTACCTGTGATCTTCTTGGTCTTTTTGGGAGGGGCAACCTCAATATGGTTGTCTACCCACTTGATACTCTTACTCATTGTCTGCGCCCTCCTTTAACCACTCGCCGACCTTATTCATAATCTTTTCGCAATCAGACTTTGTGATTGTGGTAAATCCCTTTGTCTCAATCGCGATCTGTGAGATTACGTCCTCCTTGGACGGGTCTTTTTCACGGAGTTTCTTCATAGCCGCCTTTAACTGCTTTAACTGCAACTCGGTAGCGTTGCCCTCGGCGTTGGTAAGAGTCTGCTTTACTTCCTCGCGCTGTTCGGGTGTAGCGGGTGCGTGCTGTGTAGGAGCAGGAGCGGGAGCAGTAGCCTCCGGCTTGTTGGTAGTGTTGTCGATAGTAGGCTCGATACCGTCGCTCTCGCAAATATCGAGTACGATCATATACAGGTAACGTCTCATGTAAGTAATGCTCGAACCGAGTGCTTGCATGGAGTTTGTTGCCTGTTTACCTGTGTTACTGATAATCGGCTCGATCTGATTGAACGGAGCGGAAAAAGTAACGGGGTTCTCCTCGGGAGCGTCCGTATTGTAGAGAGTCATTGTGGCTGTGTCTGTCGTGAAATTCACGATAGGGACAAGACCTACCTCCGAGAAAATACGGGTTGCGGGCGGTACAATGTCGTCCAACTCGAAATACTTGAATGAGAGGTGCATATTCTTACCTGTTTTCTGCACGTCTGCCTCAAGGAATTTCGCCCTTGCGAGGAGCAACTTCTGAAAAACATTCATTTTCGTAGTGTCCTCCTTTGCTTTTGTTGCTGTGGTACTTGCTTTTGTCTGTGCCATTTCTTTTGTCCTCCTTTGTTTCTTTTCGGGTTTTATTCCCATGAAATCGTTGACACGTTTCTTTGCCATTTCGACGTAGAAATCTTTATCCACGTCGCTAATGCTTAATTGATTGTCGTTGTCGATCACACAATGCTCGGGGAGCATTTCGATCTTGGCTGTACTGTCGTCCTCGGCTTTGACCTTAAACAACTTGCCGTACTTTTCGTCCTTGGTCGCATATACTCGGTTGACTCTCTGCACAGGTTGTTTCTCGTCGCCTACCATGTGATAAGCCTCACGGTACTTAATTCCCGCCTTGGCTATGAGTTGGAATTGAGTAATGTCGTCGCAACCGTAGATCGTGTCCTCGACGGGTGTATCGTGGAGAAAATACTCTTGAATTGCCTTTGCCACGATACAGGCGTTGTTATTGATATTGAACGCTCCTGCGGGTGCGATACCTCTTACGAGATAACCGCCTTTACTCTTGGCTTTGCCGCCCTCTTGGACTTCAACGTAGTTGTTCACGTCCTTTTGAGCGATCTGTACGACCTTATCCTCCTCAAGTTCAAAGCCTGTACGTCTCTGCCAATCCTTTGTGATCTCGAGAACGAGGTCATAATAAGGCTCGTCAAACTCGACCATGATACCGTCGGTGTTCAACTGCACGATCTTTAAGTCCGGCACGTCTACAAAAAGGTGTTCCGCTAACTCAAGCAGGAATAATTGACCTGTGACGCATACAGACCTACCCATGAGCGGGTCGTAGAGATCGTTGTATTTATTGAGGGACGCACCGTAGGTCGTATTCACAACGAGTTTGAGTGCGTTCGCGGTAGCCTTGTCGCCCGCCGCCTTTGCCGCCATTCTCTTATCGAGAACCTCCTCGAAAATCTGTGCCGACGGGATATTTCTTGAGGTGTACCCGCAGATTGTCATAAGGTGCGGATAGTAACTCGCCACGTCGTAGTTACGGTTGATACGAGAGCCGTTTTCCCTCCATATATAGTTAGGTAATGCTCCATGTATGCCGCCATAACCGAGAGTCACGGGACAATCGCCTATCGTGATCTCAAGTTTTTCCGAGAACAATTCCTTGTCGGGAATTGACGGGTCGTGCATTTTGTCAAAGTACTCAAATACCTCTTTAGGAATGAAATCTCGCAGGAGATTGTCGGGATAGACGTACTCGCGCTCGTCGCTGTGAGGTTGCGGTGAGGCTTTAAGGAGAGCCGCCGTCAACTTGGCGTTTGTCATTCCCATAGCCTTGATCTCGTTTATCCCTGCGAGCCTACCGATCTGCACTTTGTTTTTCAGATAGTCCTTACGGAGATCAATCAATCTCTCTGTGGTGTCTACGTCGTGCTTACAGTAGAACTCGGTCTCTGCTCGTTCCTCCGGCGTAAGAGGTCTGTCAATATCGAACGGAACGGTGGACTCCTGTACGCTCATTCCCAAGTGTCCCTCGATAGCCTTGAGGGAAAGTCCGGCTTGCATATCGTCCTTAATATCCACGTTGTTGAACGTGTAATAGAACTCTCGCAGAGGTGGATATTCCCAACCTTGCCCGCCGCCGATAATAAAATCGTTTAACTGTTTCACTTCCTGCGGAGTAAACCCGCAAGCAATTCCTTTAAGAATATGTTGATCGTAGAATTTGCTGTTAAACCCTACATAGATCGTTTCGTCGCTCACACAGGCGGCTATCGCCTCGTTGTCGTTCCATATACAGGTGTAAGTCCCTGTCTCTTTGTCCTTAAACACCACGAGGAAGTCATAAGCGAAAACTTCAATGTCGTATGTTGCAAATCGCATTTATTTACCTCCCTCTATGAAATAACAACCGTTTTTTCTGTAAGTGGTACAGCGTTTCTTATATGCCTTGACCGTGTAAGCCATATCGTCTACAAAGTCATAGGCTATCGGGTCTGCCTTACCGTCGAACTTACGAGCAATCCTGCCGATACTCTGTGTGATTACTGCGTAATCTTTTTGAGGTGTGGTGAGGAACAATCTCTCAAGCCTCGGTATATCGAGTCCCTCTTTTGCGAGAGAGTAGGTAGCAAATAGGTATTTCTTCCTGCCCGTCCTCATATCCTCAAGAGCCGCCTCTCGCTTTGCTTTTTCCGTCTTGCTCGTCATTTTGCCGCTTATCATTACCGCCTCTTTTTGCATTTCATAAGGTAGGCAACTCATAAGCAACTCAAGGTGTTCGAGTCTGTCTGACAGAATGAGGCAGGAGCGACCCTGTTCGTTTTTCAAGGTGTTTGCTATGATCGTGTTCCTAAACGGGTTCTCACAGAGGTAATTGATTAACCTCGAGTACATGAGAGTTCCGTCTGTGTCGAGACATTCCCTGCTTATCTGTATGCCCGTTCCTACGGGATAGACACCAACCTTAACAACCGTGTCCTTTACTGCCTCGTCGGGTACGGTGTAGACCGTCTCTCCGAGTAGAGCGTGGGTAGCCTCAATCATTCCGTCCGCCCTGTGAACTGTCGCCGATAAACCTATCTTGTGACGCGCCGCGAGAGCGTTTAGAACCTTGTAAAACTGTGTCATAGCGGTGGGAGTTCCGGCGCACCTGTGGCACTCGTCCACGATCACCACGTCCCACATATTCTTGTACTGTGTGAGGTCGAGTTTGCTCATGGTCTGTACTGTGGCAAATGTGATACCCTTACCGATATTTACCTGTCCCTCCGAGATCGTCCCGAAAAGGTCGGGGTTCATATACTGTGTGGCTCTATCCTTACTCTGCTTGAGTAGGTCGAGCGTGTGGGTTAGCCACAATGCTTTACCCTTAAACTCCCTCACGAGAGCAATTCCCATTTGTGTCTTGCCGCTCCCTGCGGGACTCTGTAATATCCCGTATTTCGCTCTGACGACCTCACAGACGGCTTTTTCTTGATAAGGGTAGAGTGGAATAGGCTCGCCGTATTCAATCGTCTCTGCGGGGCAGAACACGCTCTCATAGGTGGTGTCTGCGGGTGCAAACTCGGGAAATCGTCTCAATGTCCCAAACGGTAGTACAAGAGTGTCTCCGTGTATCTCGTAAAGTGAGATACGTTGCGGCGTGTTCCCCAACCAAAGGTGCATACGCATTTTCTTTTGATAATCGGGGTTCGGGAGAGTGAGGTTTTTCTTACACCACAACTCAACTGCCGCAGGAGCGTCCTCGACTGCTATAGTGTTTGAGATCGTGACTCTCATTTCTTCTCGAGCCACCTCTCAAGAGAGATACCGTCTCTGACTATCTCCTCAAAGGAGAGTGTCTTTGACTTCCTCTCGGGGTCGTCTCGGTGCGCCTTGAGTGTGGTAAATGAAATCATTGTGATCTCACCGTCTCCATATAGGAGAGCAAACCACCCGTCACCGTTGCCGCAGTCGTGCCATAACTCCATAGCCGTTGTTTGGTTTGGTTCTATGCGATCAAGCGGGAAACCGTCGCCGGAACATACCTTGCAGTCGATAAGATATGCCTTGTGCTTTTTCACCGCGAGAACGTCTGCGGGTTGACCCTGCTGTGTCTGTGCCAATTTCTTGACCCAAAATCCTCTATCAAATAGCAGTCTCGAAAACTCGTCCTCAAAACTATTTCCGAGTGATCTGTTATCCGTTTTCATGCTGTAATTCCTCCAACTTATTCTCGAGATCGGTTATCCTGTCCTCGAGTTCTGCCTTTTCTCGTTCCAATTCCTCAACACGGAGGCACTTATCCTCGTAGTCCTCGGCTTTGCTCATAGCCTCGTCGTAGTCCTTAAAGTGTTCGTGCCAATAGTCCGCCGCCTCACTTCCGAGGTACTTGTCGAGAATGTCCTCAAAATCTCGCTCATTGAGAATGGTCTCAATAGAGCCGTTAGCGAGTTTCATTACTTGACCCATGTTCGTATTCCTCCATAATTGCGACGACCTCCCTGCTGTATTCCGAGGTGACTATTCCCTTGTCCCACAATGCTTTAGCGTTGGACTCGCCCATGTTGTAAGCCATGAGAGCCTTGTGTACGTCCCCATACCTCTCGAGGTACATGGAAAGTATTTTTACGCCGCAGTAGATATTGTCGTAAGGGTCAAGGAAGTCGGTCACACCGTACAAATCCTCGAGCCACTCGTGATTACATTTGTTGATCTGCATTAACCCGTAATCGCCTGTACCGCTTACCGCGTCCTCTACGAAATCGGACTCTTTGTCGATTACCGCGATCACAAGGTCGGCGGGTACGTCGTCACTCGCACAGCACTCGAACATATACATTTGAATTGCCTCGGGGAGCGGTACGTTGTAGAGATTGTTTTCACGCTCTGTCGCAGGAGGAACGATAACTACCGTTACCTCTTTGGGACTCTCCGAGGAGATTTCTGTCTCGGTTTCGGTCTCAACCTCCGGCTGTACCTCCACGACTTTTTTCGGGGCGGTCAATCTGCCGAGGACAAACCCGATTAAGATTAGAGAGCCTAAAAAGAAACCGACCTGTATTTTGACGACTGTGCGTCTGCTGATTTTTCTTGTTTCCATTTTTCAAATCCTTTTCTGTTTTCCTCGTCCTCGAAAAAGGTAGTGATGATCGAGAACAACGGTTGTGCGAGGTCTTTTATCTGCTTATTAGTGAGTTCGTTCGAGATCGGACAGGATTGCGTCGCACTCATTCAGAACCCTCTTACTCTTGGGATAGGTGTAGACCTCCCGCAGAATGTTTGACATTTCCGGCGGCTGTACTACCGTGCCTCGCTCACGGAGTCGCTTTATCATTTCAACCTGTGAAATGCCGAGTTTATTCATGCGTTCCAAAATAGTCATTGAGTTACCTCCTCTCTTATCAGACTCGAAATTCAGAATTTTCATTGACAAAAAGCGGAATTATTGTTATTATTGTTGTTACCAAAAATGACCGCAGAGGTTCTTGCGAAATGCCACTTCCGAGAACCGTCCTTTGGTATTGCCAATTACGATTTTTGGAATTTCTGATTGTTATTATAGTTATTGTTATTGGAATTGTCAATACCGATTTTTGGAATTTTTCAAAAGGAGGTATTTTTATGACGTTTTGGGAGAATTTTTCGCATATTTGCGATATACGCGGGACAAAGCCGACCCCTCTACTCAAGGCAATCGGGGTCGCCCCAAACAAGGTTACGGCGTGGAAAAATGGTTCTCTGCCAAAAGAGGAAATGCTCAAGAGACTTGCAGAGGCTTTAGACTGCTCTGTGATAGATTTCTTCATGGACGATTACGACTATACCTTTAAGATTGACGATAATATCGTTATGCTCGAGAGAGGATATAAGGGACTGTCGGAGAGTCAAAAACACCGCCTGTTGGCGTATTATTACTCTCTTATAGAGGGTAAAGAATGAACGCCGTAATTTATGCGCGATATTCAAGTAGTAATCAACGTGAGGAGTCTATTGAGGGACAATTAAGGGAGTGTCACGAGTTCGCGCAGAAAAACGACATTATAATAGTAGGTGAATACTGCGATCATGCCATAAGCGGTAAGACGGACAAACGCCCGCAATTTCAGAAAATGATAAAGGACTCGGAAAAAGGTAAATTTGACACCCTGCTCCTTTACACGATTGACCGTTTCGCCCGTAACCGTTATGACTCGGCTATGTATAAAGCCAAACTCAAGAGGAACGGGGTAAAGGTTATTTATGTAAAGCAACCTATCTCTGCCGAGCCGGAGGGAATTATCCTTGAGTCTGTCCTTGAGGGGTACGCCGAGTATTACAGCGAGAACCTATCTCGAGCCGTAAAGAGAGGTCTCAAGGAGAACGCTCTACACGGTATAGTCGTGTCCTCACGTCCTCCTCTTGGGTATTACACCGACGAAACGAGACATTATGCGATTGACCCTGTAGGTGCAAAAATCGTTAAGGAGATTTTCGAGTTGTACGCCGACGGGAGATCAATACCCGAGATCGTGGCACATTGTAACGCTCACGGGTACAAAACCTCTCGAGGAAAGCCGTTCGTAAAGAACTCTATCCCGACTATCCTGCGGAATGACAAATATATAGGAATGTACCGATATATGGACGTGGAGATTGCCGGAGGTATGCCGCAGATAATCGACAAAGACCTGTGGGACACAGTACAGTCCAAACTCCGTCACAACTTCTCTGCGAGAGCCAAGAATAAAGCCAAGGAGGACTTTTTACTCACACCTAAACTCTTTTGCGGGCATTGTGGCTCTCTTATGACAGGAGAGACGGGGACGAGCCACACAGGAAAAATCCACAGGTACTATAAATGCAACTGTAGGAAGTATAAGCACGGTTGCACCAAGCAGAATGAGAAACAACAACCTATAGAGGACTTTGTTGTACGTCATACTGTCGAGACAGTCCTTACAGACGAGAACATAGATAGAATTGCAGATAAGGCTATGGAGATCATTGAAAAGGAATATGCCGACTCCTCATATCTCTCGGGACTCAAAGCAAACCTCTCGGAAACGGAGAAACGCATAAATAACCTTATGAAAGCCATAGAGCAAGGAATACTCACCGAGACGACCAAATCACGCCTTGAGGAGTTGGAGAACGACAAGAGAACTCTCGTGAGTGAGATTGCCGGAGAGGAATTAAAAAAGCCGCTCCTCACGAAAGACCACATTGTATATTGGTTGCAATCGTTTAGGAACGGCGATATTGATAATGAGGACTACCGTAGGCGGATAGTTGACACCCTCGTAAATTCTGTTTATGTCTATGACACCCCCGACGGAGGACGTAAAGTAACCCTCACCTTTAACGTCTCGGGGCAGAATACAAGCACGGTCGAGGGTTCAAGTATTGAGGGTTTTACTGCA